GTGCCTGGCCCAATGGTTCCTGATGGAATTCCCAACTTCCAGGCTCTACAGATCTATGGCTGGGAGGACATGAATGTTGGACAGGCAGGGTCATTTTCCATATTGATGCAGGCTGCTTCTGAGGAAAGATTCACCATCAGCAAGGAGGCCATCCTGAATGGCACAATTTACGGCAGGCTTTATTTGTTTGCCAGGACTCCCATCCAGAACTCTTTTGCTCAAGCCATCACACTCCCACTCCAGGTCTATGGATGTGTCACCCCCGGCTCTGGTTACGGTGTTGTTGACGAGAGCAACCAGACCCTCAACCAGGCTTTCCCGGTTCCTCCTTTAGAGGCAAGCTTGGTCACCACTGATGGTATCTACCCTGATCCACCTCCGGACCAGATCGCTGAGTTCACTGCTGAGTTGAACCCCTTGGATGATGAGTATCTTCGCCTTTGGCCACCGTTTATTCCTGGCTGTGGTGTGGACTCTTACTTGAACAGTTCTGGAACTCCTCTTTCGTCTCATTTCCTTGTGACGAGCATCTCACACAAAGGGCTTCCCTGGATGAATTTCAGGCTCAATCAAGGCACCAGTAGCACTGATACTACAGTGCTTTATAATCAGGGTGCAATTGGGGATACACCAAGGTTCTCCTTCTTCCACAATGAAGACCCCAATAAAGATTGGCCAGCTGGCACCCAGTCCATTGAATATGACTGGACACCCCTGCCAACTTCACAGAGTGTTTCCAAGGTGAATGACTCAGACCCTCAACCGGGTACAGTGGCGTTGGCCCAGACTTACCACTATATAAGTTCCGGTGGCAAAGTTAAATCCAGTAGTCAAACTATTGGATGGATAATGGACAATCCCAGCATTGCCAACATTGCTCTGTCTTTGTTTGTGCGCCCTTGTGCAACCAAAGACCCGAAGACTGCTCGTTACAAGCATCAGGGTGTGTTTGCGGTTCCCGGTGTTGTTCGTAGGCCAGATGGAGCTGACACTGTGAGTGACCTTGTCTACACTAAGACAGCGTACAATCCTTCCACCTTTAATGACAAGAAAGGCCTGACCGTCCAGGGCGACTCTGGCTGGATGACTTCAGTGTTGATGACCCCTGCAACGATCCCCATCCCTCAAGGCATTAACTGCACCAGGGGATTCCAGACAGACCGTTCAGATGTGCCTGCAGATAAGTACCGGCTCAGATTTGTTGCACCGCGAAATATTGTGCCCACTGTTGCAGCTGGTGTCACTGGCATAACCATGGCCACCAATGCACTCACTGCTGACTTTGAGGAACAGTGCAAGCAGTTTATTACTGCCAATTCCAATGTCAAGAGTTTGATCTATACTCTTGTGAACCAGGCGGGCAACAGAGAACTTCAGTTTTGTGTCAACACACTGGGAGTGTGGATTGATGGTCAACCCCAGATGAAGTACTCAGTCTTTGACTCAAACTTTAAAGGAGGTTCTTACACAGTACAAACCTCCCCAAAGACCTTTCCGCTCACCCAGGTCCCATTGATGTCACAGTGGAAAAGTCGACAGGGGACCCCTCCCGCTGTAGCCCCCCCCCAGGCAGGCACCACCCAATCATTTTTGGCTGCTCTTGCTGGAGGCATTCTTGGTGGCGTAGGCCAGGGGATTAGTGGAGCCCTTCAGTATGATTTGAACAAGACAAAGGTGGAACAAGGACAACAACAAATAACTAACCAAAAAGACCTAACCTTGGCACAGTTTGAGATGACGCGACAACTTACCATGGCACAACAGGCTTTAGACCAGACCATGCTATTGGAGAGACTGGATTGGAACCGTGAGCAGATTGGAATGCAACAGGGCTTCTCTCTTGGCATGAACTTGCTGAACAACCAAAATTATGGTCTTGCAGCCATAAGAGATATGATGCCTCCCGGTACAGGATTCCAGAATGCGGCTCGAAGAGGACCGGCCTGGAATGAATGGATTTACGGGGGTCACAATGATTCAGAAACCGGAGATAGTGATTCAAGCATGCAGACTCGACTTGACAATTTGAGGAATGTCGACACCACCTCTGACATTTATGCTGAAATCAGGAGGGACACTGATGACCCTCCGCCTTTGAACCCAAAAGCACCTGAGTTTACTCCAGGTGCTAGTCGGCATCTTACTGTGGCCGACTCACGTGGTAATCAGCATGATTTTGCGGAGGTGCAATCTGCTCTTTCCGCTATCTCTGTCTAAGCAAACCCCCACCCTGCAGCGTGATATCAGTCATCAATCACAACGCAACAAAGAAAAGAAGAAGAAAAGAGCCAAAAGGCCACCCTCATCTCCATTTTCATCGTTACGTTGCAGGGTAACCTCAAAGTTGGACTATCCGATGGGCTTTATAAATCATAGATAGTTGTAGTAATGGTGCTGTTTTCCAACTGCCACAGCATCCGTCATAGTTTTTGAGACGACAAAAGTTTTTGCAGATGTAAGGAACAATACTTTAAAATTTACATAGATTGATTTTTGAATTTATGAAACAAAATTATATAGGAATAACTTAGAAC